ATGGATGAAGTTATTAATAACTTTAAACGTTTTCACCCCAAACCAGAGGAAGTACAATGTTCAAACCCAGTTGAAGAACCAGAATTTATTAAACCATATTTTGGTTTACGATTATTTCCTGTTTGGCACGTAGGTACAGATTATCTATCTGAAATTGCTAAAAATTGGTATGATTATCTAGTATCTAAAGGTGTACAATTCCATTGGGAAGCTAAAGTAACATCTATTGTATTTAATAAAAATTTAGTATTTGTTAAAGAATTAAATCAAGATACTATTAATAAACAAGGATTTCCTGATTTTGAAGTATCTTATGATGAACTTATTTTTGCTGTAGGTAAATCAGGTATTGATTTTGCTCAACAATTACAAAATAGTTACAAACTAGAAACAGAACCTAAATCAGTTCAGATTGGTGTTCGATTTGAAGCACCACAAAAGCATTTCCAAAAATTAATTGATATTAGTTACGACTTTAAATTGTATCGTAAGTTTGATACAGGTGTTTCATTACGTTCCTTTTGCACAAATAATAATGCTGCTTATGTTGCTGTAGAAGAAACATATGGTGATGTTACTTACAATGGTCATGCTAAAAAAGATCCTAAATACCTAAATGGAATGACTAATTTTGGTATTATTATGGAAATTAAGGACATTGATAATCCATTTGAATGGTCTCGTAAAGTAGTAAATGAATTACAGTTTGCTGGAACTGGTTTATATTATAGTCCATCTCGTAAAGCATCAACCACATCAGAAGGTGAAAAGGTTAGTTCTATTCAAATTGATAGTTTAGATATTGTAAGACATGGAATGGGTGAATATTGGAATTATATAGAGGATTTTATTGAGGACATGAAAAAAGTATTTCCAACATTAGGTGATGATTGGGGTGTTTATGTTCCTGAGGTAAAATATCTTTCACCTGAACCATTAGTTTATCCTAGTGATTTAGCTTTAGTAGAATATCCTAATGTTCACTTTGTAGGTGATGCTTTATCAGCTCGTGGTATTACAGTTTCAGGAGCACAAGGTATTTTGTCGGTTGAAAAGTTTGTATCTACAGATGAATGGGACAACATTCATGGAGATATGACTCATTGGGGATAATTTGGAAAGACTAAAGCTGATGGTACTATAGCTTGGGTTTGGGAAGGTAAACTACACAATTGGGAAGGTCCTGCTTTAATTCCTGAAGGTGATAATCGTAAACGTGAATATCATATTCATGGTATTCAATATACAGAAGATGGATGGAAAGAAGCAAGACGTAATCGTGAAGGTCTTCCATGGTATAAAACAGCAATGGGTCAAGCAGGTCAAAATAGAAACTAATATGAAAATAGGATTTTGTGGAACAATGAGTGTAGGTAAAACTACATTAGTGAATAGTTTAAAATTAACAAAGGAATTTGCTCATTATTATTTTATGACTGAGCGTTCTAAATATTTGAGTAGTACAGGTATTCCATTAAATACTGATTCTACATTAAAAGGTCAATTTATATTTTTAGCTGAACGTTGTAGGGAATTACTTTATGAAAATGTAATTACTGATAGAACAGTTATTGATGTAATGGCATTTTCTAAAGCAGCTAAATCAATTGAATATTATGATGCTGAAGCGTTTTGTGATGCTGCTTCTAAATTAGTAAGTGAATATGATTACATATTTTATGTATCTCCTGAAGGTGTTGAAATGGAAGATAATGGAATTAGGGAAACTGATTTAAAATATAGAGAAACTATTGATAGTATTATTAAATTAGTACTTTATAGAAATAATCATAAAATTAAAAATTTAGTAGAACTATCAGGTACAACAGAGGAACGTATTGCGAAAATTAAAGAGACAGTTTTTGGTTAATATTTATAATCATGAAAAAATCTGAATTAAAAGCAGAAATTAAAGAATACATTGTAGAGATTCTATCAGAAGTAGATGAAGCAACTTATGTTGGGGCAGGATCTATAGATGATATGAAAAAAGATCCAAATTTTTCTTCCGCTAAAGATAAAACCACAGCTGTTAATACGTTAAAAACAGGAGGTAGTGTTACTCTACAAGAAGAAGATGATGATAGAGAACCTACTAAAGCAGAATTAGAAAAAGAAAAAGTAAAAACTGTTTCTAAATTTAAAATTCCAAACGACCAATTTGAAGACTTTAAATCTAAACTTAAAACTTTGGTAACTAAAGTAAAAGGTATGGAAAAAGGAGTTGAAAAAGATAAAAAAATGGCTGCTTTAAAACAATTTATTAAAAAACCAGAATTAGTTAAAGCGTTTAAAGAAAGAGACGTTAAAATTGATACTGGAGATTTAATTGGATAATATGAAATTTATAATTAGTTTTGGATTAGGTGCTTTAATAGCTACTTTAATTGTCCTTTTTGCTTTACCATCTAATAAAAAATTCCAAGTTGAATTAGATAGGTTACATGCTCAAAACGATTCTTTACATAATGCTATAGATTCTACTTCTGCTAAAATTAAGCAGTTAGATTCTATAGCTTATGTTTTAGGAACTATAATAAATGAGGATAAGAAAAAACTAGGTAATTTAAATAAAAAAGCAAATGAATATAAAGAAAAATACAATGAAGAACATAATCGCATCGTTGCTATGTCTAATGCTGATGCTGCCCGCGAGTTCGCAAACGCTTTTAAATGATTCAACTTGCTGTGTACCTTGTATTGCTTTAAAAAAGGCATTAGTAGTTAAAACAGAAAAAGATTATTTAAAAAATCAATTAGGAGTTGTTCGCGACTCTATTATTATCTTAGATAAAATTGTATATAATCAAGATAGTGTTATTAAAATTAAAGAGGCTCAAATTGCTTTATATGTAAAAAATGAAAGTGATTATAAGCAATTAATTGAAAATAAAGACAAAGAGGTTATACTATATAAAAAAGAACATAAAACAGCCCTTCAGCAAAGAAATTTAGGTTACATTAGTGGAATTCTTGGCATTATATCGGGCTTATTAATAGCTCTATGAGTCAAGATTTAAAACAAATAATAAGAGAAGAATACATTAAGTGTGCCCAAGATCCGGCTCACTTTATGAAAAAGTACTGTAATATTCAGCACCCACAAAGAGGTCGAGTAATATTCAATTTATATCCTTTCCAAGAAAAAACATTACGTTTATTTAGAGATAATCCATACTCAATTGTATTAAAATCTCGTCAGTTAGGTATTTCGACATTAGCCGCAGGTTATTCTTTATGGTTAATGTTATTCCAAAAGGATAAAAACGTGTTATGTATTGCTACTAAGCAAGAAACAGCTAAAAACATGGTAACGAAAGTTAAATTCATGTTTGATAACCTACCTTCTTGGCTTAAAATCCCAGCAGACGAACATAACAAATTAACATTAAGATTAAGTAACGGATCTCAAATTAAAGCCACATCAGCATCTTCAGACGCAGGTCGTTCAGAAGCCGTTTCCTTGTTGATAGTGGATGAGGCAGCTTTCATTGAACAAATTGGAGAAATATGGGCATCAGCACAACAAACATTAGCTACAGGTGGTGGAGCAATTGTACTTTCAACACCATATGGAACTGGAAACTGGTTCCATAAAACATGGGTTTCAGCCGAAAATGCTGAAAACGACTTTTTACCTATTAAATTACCTTGGTTCGTTCACCCTGAGCGAGATGAAAACTGGAGAAAACGACAAGATGAATTGTTGGGTGATCCTAGATTAGCGGCTCAAGAGTGTGATTGTGACTTTAGTACATCTGGAGATGTAGTATTTCATTCAGAATGGATTGACTTTTTATCTCAAACAACAATAAAAGATCCTCTCGAAAGAAGAGGTGCTGACCAGAACTTCTGGATATGGGAACCAGCAGACTATACAAGAGATTATATGGTAGTAGCTGACGTAGCTAGGGGTGATGGTAAAGATTTTTCAACTTGTCATGTTATTGATATTGCTACCAATACACAAGTTGCTGAATATAGAGGACAATTACCTACTAAAGAATTTGGATATTTTCTAGTAGGTGTTGCTACAGAATATAATCAAGCATTATTAGTAATTGAAAATGCCTCTATTGGATGGGCAACTATTGATGCTGTAATTGAAAGAGGTTATCGCAATTTATATCAATCACCTAAATCAGACCAACTCACAGCAGAGTCGTATTTAAAGACATATGAGGGTTCATCCGATATGACCCCTGGATTTACAATGTCAATGCGTACTAGACCGTTAATTGTGAATAAATTCCGTGAGTTTGTTGGTGATCGCTCAGTAACAATTCGTTCACGAAGATTATTAGAGGAAATGAAAGTATTTGTATGGAAAAATGGCAGACCAGAAGCACAAATAGGTTATAATGATGACTTAGTAATGCCATTTGGTATTGCTATGTTTTTAAGAGATACATCATTAAAATTCCAACAACAAGCTCATGATATGACTCGCGCTACACTAGGCAATATGAGTAAAACTTCGTATATTGGCGCTTATAATACTAATCAAGTAAAAAATCCATATATGGTTAAAACAGATCACGGAATGGAAGATATTAGTTGGATATTATAATATTTATAAGATATAATAAAATATAAAAATGGCAGATAAAAGTTTATTCACCCGATTACAACGATTGTTCTCAACAGACGTTATCATTAGAAATCAGGGTGGCAACGAATTAAAAGTAATGGATGTGGATTCAATCCAACGTTCAGGAGATATAGCAACTAATTCTTTAGTAGACAGATATAATCGTTTATATTCACCAGCTTCAACCTCACTATTAGGTTCTCAAATTGGCGTAAACTGGAAATATTTACGTACTATGGTTTATTCAGATTACGATAACATGGATTATGATGCTATTGTTGCCTCTGCTCTTGATATTGTTTCGGATGAATCTACTTTAAAAAATGATATGGGGGAAGTGCTTCATATTAAATCAAGCGATGATGATATTCAACAAATACTT